ACGTATTTTTCTAAATACTCGAATTGTAATTCTGTTCCGCCTTTAGGGTTTTGGTTTCTTAGTATCATTCATCACTTTCTGGAAGACTTCTAAACCTTTATTAGTTACCTGCACAGTAACGTCTTGTACAATATCAGGTCCTTCTTTCTTCTCTTTATATGTTTCACCAGTTTTTGTATTTCTATATGTTACTATAGTTGTACAATCTATCTTTGGTAAATTATCCGTTTTCATTCTGTCTATCTATTAATGCATAACTGACAACTACTTCTAATTTGTTTGCAGTTTCTGCTTGAGCTTTTATAGCATCTCCTTCTTCTAAATTCAAGCCCTGTTCTGTTGCATTAATAGTACTTGTTGCGGGTATATCCTTTCTAAAAAATTCTACATCTGTGCTTGCAGAACTATCTCTAAGATCACAGTTTACAGTTACGGCACCGGTGCTGTTGTTTGATATGTATACAGATTTTACAATGGCTACAGCAGTAGTTGCTATATTTAAAATTGTAGTCATATTTGTATTAGTCAATATGACACTAGCATTTTTATAATTTATACTCATGATAAAAAGTAATTAAACGCATCCTGTTCATTTTTCAAATCTTGTTGAAAAGAAAAGTTTAATTGATTTTGTAGTGTAGTTAAAGACTCTAATATCTGTCTTTGATTTTCTACATCGTATTCTTCTTTTGGTTCAGGTATGTAGTTTGTTACTTTTGCCATTATTATTTAACTCCAATACCTTGTAAAGCGCTTTTAAACTCTTGAAAAGTTAAAGGATTAGGTGGAGCATCTAGTAAATAATTAGCGTACCTCTCTTTAAATACACCATCATCAGTGTCTGTAATTACCTTTTCTGTAAGACTTAATAAACCTTCATTACCCAAATCATTATAATAGTCTGGATTTACTCTTTGATCATATAAACCTAAAAGATTACCTGCCGACATATCATATGTTGGTTCATTAAATTTTTTACCAAAGCCAAGTCTTTGTCCAAGGCCTCTAATTAAATTTCCAAAAAATCCTCCGCTACCAAGAAAAGAAAATAATCCTTGATTCCTACCTTTTCTAAACGCAGTAGGATTAAAAGCTTTTGCTCTTGCTATCTCAACTGGTGATACAACATTTCTACTATCAAAAAAACCTGGGTTAACTCTCTGACCACCACCCGCTGCAATAAAAGCAGATCTTAAATCTTGTGCCTCTTTACTAGCTTTGGGATCTACCCCTGGAGGTAATTCTACACCAGAATATCCATCATATCCTCGAAAATTACCAGTCTCTGCAGATTGTATATCTGCACCACCTCTGAAACCACCAAAATCTTTTCCTCCCTTTCCAAAGTCTCCTTCCAAAGATGGTAGACCACTAGGTCCTCTGTTTGGTTTACCTTTTAGTGATCCATATAAATTTAAATCTACAAGTATTTTTTCTTCTTCAGGTGTAATGTAAGCTAATTTAGCTGTAGGTGTATTTGGTGATGATTTAGCAATTCTTGGTGCAGTTACCATTTCTGATGGTCTATAATTTTTTACACCACCTTGCACTTCATAATCTATTCTTTTATCTATTGCCATTATCTTCTACCATCTGGTTGTGCGTCTAATCTTAGTGTGCCGTATCTCCAGGTTTCACCTGTACCATCGTTTTCTATCTTAACAGATACAAGTCTTCCTCTAGCTCGAGTATCTACCTTATCAGTTGTTGACGTAACTGTAAAGGGTCCAAGTGGAGAACTTACAGCCACATCGTCTGGATATGCACTAACAAGTAGTGTTACTTTAGCATTACCAGTTTGATATTTAAAATCAGGTATAAATCGTCTAACAGCCATAAAAAACTCACCATCTCCTCGATAATCTGCAACACCTGTTGCCTGACCTAATGCACTACGTCTTGATGTTATATCCCAATCTCCAGATCGTATGAACGCAGGAATAGCTGTGGTTGCTGTGCTATTAACTTGATCTGTGCCTTGTTCATGTTCGTAGTAAATACTAGCTCCATATTTATTTGTAATTCCTAATATGTCAGGGAAGACTGGCGTCAGTGTGTTCTCATAATCTGTAGCATAAGGATTATCAAATACACTTTGATCTTGATATGTGGTTCTATCAAGAGACGATGTTGTCCAACAGTTTTCAGAATAATTATAAGTCACACATCTATCAATTTGTTCAGATCCTGATTTAGGATAAAACCAGTTCACCTCTGTATATAAATTATTTGCACCTGCAAAGATAACATCTTTTGCATTAAAGTTTAGTCCTAGATTATCTCCATCTGTACTGAATACAAAATCCTCAACAAGACATGGTAATGATTTAACTGTACCATCAAATACAAAAAATCCACCTTGTGATCCCATCCAAAACACAGCTCCATTTACGAAGGTTGCTGCATGTTGACTAATACATCCACAGTTTGTACCAACCTGTCTAACACTAAATGTAAAAGGTGGTCCAACAAATTGAATAACATACGCAGCAAGATCAGTTATAACAAACACATAATCTTTACCTTGAAGTGCTGCTCTTATTTCATTACCAGTATCTAATCTAAATGTACCGGCAGTATTGGTTGCTGTTGGTGTGTATGTATTTAAATCTTCTTGATTAGAAAATCTTACAAACATCGGATCTTGAGTTGTCGTGTCACCAATAGTTGTTTCTGTTCCAAAATGAAATAGATGTCTGTCTCTGTCTGAAACCAATGTAAATCTGCTCGCTGTAGGATTGTTTCCAGTTGCAAAACTTGATGTGGTTAATGATGCTCTGTTGGCTCTTGGATTTGATGCACCTGCATTCCAGGTAAAAGTCTTACCATTAAATATAGTTGCAACTAACACTTGACCAAAATTATCAAGACTCCAGTTTCCTGGATCTAGAACCACAGAACTTGTAGCTCTAGCTGTGCCCCATGTTGATGCTCCCCATGTAGATGTGCTCCAACCAAACCCTGTTGTTTGTGTTGTTGGTCCAACTTCAACATATGGATTAACAGTTACAGCTCCTGCAGCAGTCATGCCAGAACCTGTTTCAACAGACGCTGCTTGAACAGTAAATTTATCTACATCAGGCACGGTTAATATCTCATAAACTTTTTCTAAATCTGCAGCTGTGTAACCAGATGCTCCTGTAACAGTGACACTAGATAAGGTCACGTATCGTCCTACGTCTAATCCATGTGAACCTTTATTGATAGTTATAGTATTAGAGTTATTAACAGTTGTTAAAGTGCCTCCCGTTATCGCTGTATCTAAAGGTGTAATATCATAAAAATCATTACCATAATAAAGAAATAAACCTTGAGATGTTCCGATGGCAGAGTATTTTTCACCTGCAAAACTTGAAAACGCTACTTGTGCTCTAGCCGCTCCCGGTAGAGTTTTTTGAGCTGCTGTTAATTGTAACCAACCACCTATCTTTTCAGGTAACCCATATCTAAATCTTACAAAATCACCATCAGTCCATTGACCTTCTGCCCCTGACTCTGTATCTTGTTTGTTAAAACCTGGCTTGAATTTTAATTTTTGTAGCATATAGTGTTTTATATATTAGTTTTAAAAATAATGAAAGTCACAAATGATCAGCTTATTAACCAAAAATAATAAGTTAAATGAAGTCAAAAATAGTTTAACAGTTACTTATCCAAGAACTGTAAATATAATACATGGAAATTATCCATATCCTCATGTAATTCACAATTTTATATTAGATTTAAAAAATAATTTAGACCCTACTATGAAAAATTATACTAATGTAAAGGGAGGTATGACTCATTGGGATCATTACGTGGACAATGAAAATTTTAATGGTTTTATAGCTTTCTTAATAAATACTCATCAAACTACTCACCCTAAAATTTTTGAATATTTTTTAGAAAAAAATGTTGTTAGTAATGCTTGGGGAAATGAAATAAAACCAGGAGATAGTTTAAACTATCATACTCATCCTTGTGTACATGGTATTTTATATCTAACAAAAGGATGTGATTTAATTTTACCTGAATTAAATTTAAGAATAACCCCTGAACCAGGAGATTATTATATATTTCCTCCTGAAATATTACATGGTTTTGATATGTCTACTGAAAAAGAAAACAGATATAGTTTAATATTTAACATTACGGAAAAGAGTCATTTTGAATTTAATAAAAAAATAAGAGATAAAAATGAAAGACAAAACAGTAAACATAACTAACTTTATTGGAGTGTATGATAATTACATTACTGAACAAGAATGTAATAAAGCGATTAAATTATACGAAAATCAAAATAAATTTAATAATACAGTTAATAGAATAGGTGGAGAAAAAGCATCTATACTAAAAAAACAAGATCAACAATTTTTTGCTTTTGGAAATAACGTAGATGTTTGGTGGGAAGACTTAAAACCAATGATGTTAAATCTTGATTTAGCTTGGAATCATTATGTAAAAAACACAGGAGCTGATGAAGCTTATGGAACTCCCTTTCATTTTACATGTTTAAAGATACAAAAAACTTTACCCACAGAAGGTTATCACGTTTGGCATATAGAACATGGTAAAGGTTTTGAAAATGAACCTAGAGCTTTTGTTTTTTCTGTGTATTTAAATGATGTTGAGGAAGGTGGAGAAACAGAATTTTTACATTTTTCAAAAAGAGTAAAACCTAAAACAGGTAGAATAGTTTTCTGGCCTGCTGCATTTCCATATATACATAGAGGTAATCCACCTTTATCAGGTGAAAAATACATTTTAACTTCTTGGATGATGTTAAGATGAAAAGGTTTGACCCTTTTATAAATCAAAACTGTTTTTATCAATATGATCTAAAAATTAACTCTGAAGAAATAAATCAAATTATTTTTTTATTGAAAGATGATAAGAAACTTTATGAACAAAAAAGCACTTTTAATAAATTACACATATTAAATTTTCCATTATTAAAAAATCTTAGATCTCAAGTAATAAATATATTGGATAAAAATAATTTAATATTAGATAATAATTGGGCTCAATTATACAATAAAGAGGATAAACATAGTATTCACGTACATTCTTTATCGGTTTACTCCGGAATAATTTATTTAAATCCTGATAAATTAAGTCCTACTATTTTTTATGATAGAAATTTTGAAACGTATGTTCATGAAGGTGTAAAAAACACTTTGCTATTATTTCCGTCTTATATTCCTCATGAAGTTAAACCTTTGAATGAAGACGAACAAAGATTAATAATATCTTTTAATACTTTAAGAAGAGTATGAAGTGGGTCTTGGGCCTAATCTAGCAATCTTATCAGCTTCACTTTCACCATCAACGTTGTTGCTATCCCAATCAGATTGTAACTGAGCTAAATGAGCTGAATCCCATCTAGTAATAAAATCTTGAAAGTCACCTAAATTTGCATCTTCCCAACTACAATGAGGAGTACTATCTCTGTGCTCCACTGTATCATTTGGATTAGATGTACCATATTGAATAGCCCAAATGTTATTCCATTTAGCTAGTCCCCAAAAATCATTGTCTTCAATTACATATCCAAGACCTTCACCAGCACCTTCAGCATGGTTTTTAATTACCATCTTATCTTCTAAAACTACTGTCCATGTTGCGTTCGTCGCCATAATTTCTCCTACGTCTTAATAATATAAATAATTGTTAAATAAGGTTGTACAACAGAAGTTGCAGTTCCACTAAAAGTTGCACTCATGTTATGCGAGTGACCTTGTCCAGAACCTGCTGATGATGTAGTGGCGTTTGCAGGAAAACCAGAAACTCCAGCGTTAACCTGAGATCCACCAGCAGTAGCAGGTCTTATGACACTTAGTGGGTGACTGTGTGATGCTAATTGAGCTGTTGATAAAGTTGCATTAGCTGTAGAACCTCCAACTGTTCCTTCAGCTGCCACGGTGTTTGCTCCACCCGTTGATGCTAAAGCTTTAGTTCCAGATTTACCCATTGCAACGTTGTCTTGCAAATCAGGTAAATTAAATGTTGATGCACCATCTCCAGCTCCGTAAGTTGTTCCTATGATTGCAAATAGTGCAGAATAAGTTGATCTTGAAACAGCTGCGCCATTACACTCTAAGAAACCTGTTGGCACTGAAGAAGAAGACCACGGCACAATAGTTGCCGTAGGAATTCCTTCGATACCTGTAAGATTTGCTCCATCGAAATCGTATCTTGTTGCTTCGTAATTTGACATCTATTATTTCTCCTTATACGTCCAACCTGTTGTTGCATCTCCTGAGAAGACTAAACAAAAAGCTGCGCCTTGTGTATTGACTACTAGATCAGATGCTGCGTTAGCTATATTAGATCCATTTCTTCCAACAGTCAATGCGTTACTATTAAAATCATAACCTTGATCTACGAATGAGACTTCATCTCCCGTAGCCGGTGATGCTGGTAGCGTAATTGTTACTCCACCACCACTTGTATTTACTAAAAGTTGAGCACCTGCTTGAACTGTTTCAGCTGCTGAAACCACTCTCCAGTTTCTTTGCTCAGATAATTTTACAACATTTGTACCATCAGAATATAATACATAATTGTTTCCTTCACATAAAAGAACACCTGTACCTGATGATGTTTTAAAAGTTAAAGTATTTCCTGCATGGTCACATGCATTTTGAACGTGATAAACTTTTTCAATTGAATCTGGAATACTAACTGTTCTAGTTCCAGCTAAAGTTCCTGTTAATTTAATAACATCATTTTTACCATCTGATAAAGCACCATTGGTAAATGTTAAAGATCTATTAGCATTGGTTAAGTTAAAAGTTGTAAAACCACCAATAGCTTGTTCTAAAATTAATAAGTTTGTATTTGTAATTTGACCCCAAGTTCCCGAGTTTTCACCGGTTGCTTGCACAGTAAGTTTTAGGTTAGCAGATGTTGAATTCGCCATTTTTTAATTCCTTATTCGTTCATTTTATTAAAAATATGAGTTTCTGTCAAACTCATTATGCAGCCACCTCTTGCCATCCTGGAGGTGTTATAGGCGCTGAACCTGTGTTAACTTCGTTCCAGATTAAAGCACTACCAGATCCTTGGTTCATAGTCAAGCTTAAACCTGTTACTGCAATATCAACATGAATATTAATAACAAATGCTGAAGAAAGTCTTGCTTCTAATGGGAATCCTGTTGGTACAATTTCTTGACCAGGAACCGCTGTAACTGTTCCTAATCCAGCTGTCATTGCAATTCCTGAAGGAGTTGCACCTGCTCCAGCTTGACCCACAGCTGTTCCTAAATTTGCAGTTATTAAATTTCCAGTTACGCCAGCATCAGGAGCTGGGTCTACAATACCAAGACTTGCTTGTGCTACGTTTAAAGTATTAAGAGTTAAATTAGCATTACCAGTCATTGCTAATGTTCCAGCCGCAGCTGTCATTGCAATACCTGTTACATCAACGTTTGCAAATTGACCTTCAACTCCCCACGCATTAACATTCCAACCTTGTCTACCCCAACCTGTTTGATTAAACGCGTCCACAGTTCCAAGACCCATGGACATTGCAATACCTGTAGCCATTGCATCCGGACCAGCATCAGCTGTTCCTTCGGCGGCAGTTAATGCAACACCTGTTGGAAATACTTTTGTTTGAATGTCAATGGTTGTGGAACCAAGAGCAGTTGTAATAAGTTGATTATTATTTGTAGATGGACCAGTGGATACATCAATAGATGCTACAACAGTTCCTAGAGTAGCTGTAACTGCATCCCCTGTTGCAATAAACGTGCCTGCAATACCCCAAGCTTGTTCATTCCAACCAAGTCTGCCCCAACCATTATTAATTTCACCAACAGTTGTTTCATCACCTAAGGATGCACTAAGGGCAATACCCGTAACTGTAAAAGTTGGGTCTGCTAAATCATTCCATTGGTTCTGACCCCAGACACCGGCACCCCAAGTTCCTGATCCACTCATAGGAGTTTACCTCCTACGATTAACCAGAGATCCTTAGAATCGCTGCTGTTGATGTATTAGCCGGAAACTGAATTGTGAAAACTCCAGATGTAGCTGTTTTATCTGCTCCAAAATCTAAAACTGCCACCGCTGCATTTGAGAACGATGTGTTATAGATTAAAGCACCTCTAGCAGTGATAGTAACGTTCGTAAACGATCTGTCTGCGAAATCACATCTTGCTACACCAGCTGTTATTGAAGTTGCTAAGTTAACTAATTTTCCACCACCTGCTGTGTATTGTCCAGAGTTTGGAACTTCATTAGTAGGTGAGCTAGTTAACAAAGAAGTTGTAGCTGAGTTTAGAGTTGCTGAAGAAGTATAAAGAGCTATTTTAAAAATATCACCAGCTGGTGCCGCAGTAAAATCTTGGTCACCATCTAATAATTGTTTTTTAAAAGAGTTTGCAATTGCTTGTGTTATAGCCATTTTATTTTTCTCCTATTTTCCTATACGAGGAACACCACTTTGATATTCATCTCGTCTTCTTCTTCCCATTTGTTCTATTGAGAAGCCTTCTACTGCTTGTTTATACCTTCCTTCGTATAATTGCAACATATCATTTGGCCCCTTTAGAAAACTAAAAGCCTCAACTAGGCATGCATACAAAAGTCCGTTGGGAAATTGCAGACTTAAATATGTAGTAGGAACTGTACTCGATAATCCATCAGGTTTCAAGATATAATTTAATTGAATTGTATAGGTCTGATCTGGAGTAGGAGCCACAACCACTGTATCTTCATCCCAGTTACTATAGTATTTAGGCACCCCTTGAGAATTTAAATTATTAAACTCAGACATAAAACTTGTGTCTCTATATTGTAAAAAATCCCTATTGTCAGGATTAGCTGTCCCATCAGAATCTACGATTTGAGCAGATCTAATAACTAATAAATTTTGAGGTGTATCTATAAATCTTGTCCCTGCAATCAATTGAGCAGTTACATACCTTCTGTTATTATCAGAATCTACATCTCTTAAAATTCTAAATTCTGCATTTTCAATAAATCCATTTACAATCGTATCAGTTAAAACTGTGCTTGTAACTTCTGTGTAATCTCTAATTTTTTGTACTAACTCTGTATACGTCATGTTATACTTACCGTAACCTCTCCTACATTTATCTGTGCTTCTCTTCTTCCATTTATAACAGATGGATTCTCAGGTACCATACTATTATTACTAAAATCTTGAAAAGCAAAATCTCCAGGTAAAGTTAAATTAGCTACCATGTTTCCACCGCCAATTTGATCAGATGGAAAACGTTGAGGTCTTGCTTGTTCTAAACCTTGTGGGTCAGCTACAAAAGGTTTTGGTTCTAATTGTGGTTGCTTTGGTTCGTACTCTGATATATGCACAAACGCACCATTCCATTCAGTAACCATTTCTCTCCACGGAAATGCTTGACCACTTCTATCTGATATTGCTAATGCATATTTACCTTTTGCAAACTTTGCCATTATATCTCCGGATAATAAGTTTTAGGTGAAATATAAACGCTTGCTGCTGATCCATCTTCTTGCAGTGCTCTTTGTAATTCATCCTCATAAATTAATTTCATCTCTTGAACTCTTTGTGGTGCTTTTTTCATAGCCATATAATAAGCTAAACCTGCACACATACATGGTACAAATCTATTAACTACATCTGCTTCGTTAGTATACTTACCTGCATCTTGAATTCTTTTTACATAATAAAAATAAATAAAATTACCTGCTTGTGTATCTCCAGGTGTTAGATACAAAGTGATTGTAACTTTATCTATAAATCTTTGTACAAAGTATTGTGATGGTTGCCCTGTAGAACTTTTGTTTGAGAAAGCTTGATATTGTGATCTGTTAATTTTTGAAAGTGGTGTGTCTACATCACTTGTGTTTCTGAAACTTGCTTCGAGAATATCAGAAACCATATCAACAAAATTTGTAACTGCATCTCCAGACGAATGTCCTGCAGCTGTTGTATCATCTGCTCCTCGACCAGAGGCCTCACAAATTATATTATTTCCAGAAATAGAAGTATAAATAATTACTTCAGAATTAATTCTAATCTTACCTGTAGGATTCATGTTTTTTGTAGAAGCCACAGGAATAGTTGTTGCGGCAGCCGAAATACCAGATGTTAAAGTGGTGGTTATTCCGTTAGCGTTTCCATCAGAAGGTGACCTAAATAACGTATATTCGTTTTGACCAGACGCAAGTGTAATTGCAGTTCTTGCTACTTCCCAAAAATGCAAACCTCTATTGTCCCATTCTTGAAACATTATATTTAAAGAACGTCTAGCTGATCTTAGATCATTACCAGAATAATCAAAGAATCCTAATCTTTCAAAAGACTCAGTTATAATATCGTCGATCGAGAGAAATTTCTCGAATGTACTTGTGCCTGAAAAAGCCACGTAAACCTCCTACGAGTTGTTTCCGCCACTATGAAACACAGTGATAGCTGTAATCTGTTCTGTAGTAAAAGCAGTATTTACATTAGTCTTAAATAAAATTGGTACAGGAAAATTAACTGTCATGTCATGAACATGACCAGCCTTGTTTAATTTTACTTTAGACGTTGAGCCATCTTTAATATCTAAAACTCCAGCAGTTGCAGGACCAGATATATGCACTCCGTACACTCTAGTTCTACCAGTCTGAAGAGTCTTAGTCTCTGTAGTTACGTTAGTCGCCACTCCATCTTGTGATGATCCAAATGTTGTCATTTTTTCTCCTTAAAATTTTATGTGGGCCCGAAGGCCCACAAAATTATTTATTACGCGTCTGCGAATGGTGTTTCAATTGTACTTGAACCGATCATTAAAGAATCATGAACAAGATAAGCGTTAGTGTCGATAGCAGTGACTTTAACCACTGAACCAACAGCACCACCTTTTGTAGTACCATTAAACGTCATAACATCGTTTGATGAACCATTAGGCACAAATGCTTTTTTAGCTCCATCGTTAACACCAATTAAAATAGCACCTGTGAATAAATCACCTGCACCTGTTGTTTTGATATCAACATCAGTAGCTGCTGTTTCAAAAAAGAAATAGAAACTTGCACCAATGTTATTTAAGTTGTTTGGATCGCTACCTGGACCTGCAACAGCAGAGTCTGCAGTCGTGTTGATAGCAGGTAAAGTAAACTTACCATCAGCATCGTTTAAAAGCAGAATTCTACCAGCATGTTCTTGCACAGTTAAATTTGTGTCTGCAGATAGTGATTTAGTCATTCCTGGTCCTATATTGATAAAACCGTTTTTCGATCTTACCGGACCATCAAATGTAGTATTTGCCATAATTGTATCCTCCTAATTTACGTTCATGTAGTCTTTAGGCCGTCGACTATACGCGTCTACACGAACTTATATGTATAGTGATTATTTTATATACTAGATTTTAGTAGAGTGCAAGAGAGCCTGTAATGTGGAGTGGTTTTTTTCCAACGATGTAGCTTTTTATTAAGTAGCTACAGAAACTTGTGGAGCAGCCTCTTCTATTTTATTAGCTAGATGCTCTTTTTGAGCTTCTGCCATTTTAATATGACTTAAAACTTCTCGAACTTGTCGGTCTATCTTAACCATATTGAGAGTATATCTACCCTCCTTAAGATGCTCTTGCTCCCACTGAAGATCCAGACCTCTCTTCTGCTTGTAGAGGTCGTTTAAGTGTTGCATCATCTTCTCCATTGATAACCTCCTCATAGGTTATTCTATTAATCTTGTCACTATAAGAGTTTCCAAGATTTTCCCAAACTATACTTTTTTCTCCCAACTTGTCAAGTATAGCTTTTTCTAGTGAGGCTGGGTTATCTTCACACTCAACAATAAATTTAGCGTGATGTTCATAAGCCCAGATATTTACTAGAATTTTAGTCATTATTCTTTCTATCTTTAAAATGAGGCGGGATTGTGGCCCGCCTCAAATTTTTTAAGTATTACGCACCTTCAACACCAAAGATACCTCTGTAGTCAGATACACCAAATCTGTATCTTTCTCTAGCTTTGTATC